CTTTGGAGAATTTCCCAAAATGTTTTATACATTTTTAATATTAAATTCTATTATTGGAAATAGATTTATTCTTATGAAAGTGTTTAGAGTAAACAAGTTTATTGATTGTATTCTTGAAGAATTTGTTTCTTGTAATTCTTCGTTTAAGAATTTTAACGCGGAGCGTTTTATTCCACGTACTGTTTCATCTCAAAAATTGTTCGAAACTTTTAACAAATTATCTCCTCCTAAAGTTTTTAATGTGTATCTTCGTTATATACAGGATAATCTGAAAACTAGGGTTAATTTTGATCCTAAATTTAGTTTATCGGAAACCAAAGAAGCTGATAAAAAGGCCCTTGCCAACTTTTCTATAAGAAATTTTTCTTGGAAAAGTGTTAATTTAAGATATCTTGTTGAAGCTAGTTATTATTCTTTTATAGAATTAGGTTTTGATAAATGTTCTTTTGACTCTATCTCTTTAGGTCAAGCTATTAATGAACTACCTTCAAATACCGCAGCTAGCTTTCCTTACTATACAAAGAAATCTAACATTAAAACTATTGAAATGGTTTCTTTTGATGTTCTTGAATATCTTAAAAGTATGGATTTAAGTTTGTTGTTCAAAAATCCAGTTACCTTCTATCATCGTTTCACAGCTAAACTTTCTGAAGATTACTCGACTACTAAAAGTAAAACTCGATTAGTGTGGGGTTATCCATTTATGATTTCTATTCTAGAGAAAATGTATTTTGGAAGATTTTATAAATGTATTGATGATAATAAAAGTAATCCTAATTATGTTTATACTGGTATCGGTAAAACTAAATTAGAAATCTCTGAACACATTATTTCAAAGTTTAGATATAATCATCCAGGTAATTATTGTCTTGATTTTTCTTCTTTTGACCAATGTGTTCCAAGTTACTTCTATCCTTTATTCTTTGCATTAATAAAATGTTGTTGTAATCTAAAGGAGAACGATCTTAGGGTAATAGAACATTTACTCCTTTATAATTTATACACTCCTTATTGTTTTGACAGTTTGGATGTTAAATTTAAAAGAAAAGGAGTATCTTCTGGTTCTTATCTTACTAATCTTTTTGACACATTCGTTAACAGAACAATATTCAATTATGCTGTTCTTGAAAAATTTAAGGGTTCAAAACGTTTAGGGGACAAAGGTTCATTCTCAGGTGATGACGGTTTAATGTCTTCTGAATTTTTTCTCTTTTGACTATTTAGTTTCTGTTGTTAAAAGGTTTGGATTTTCTTTAAATTATGAGAAATGCCTCATTTCTACTCCAAAAAGTGAGATTGAATATCTGGGGTTCTTCTGGAATGTTAAAAACGAGCCTACTCAGACCGATCAATGGTTGATCTCACACTTATGTATGCCTGGAAGATTTTATAGGGATATTGATTTTCCAATACCTTACTTTCAAACATATAGAGCAATCTCTCTTTGTTCTAATATAAAAGATGGAATAAGTAGGTTTAATAAATTATGTGGAAATAAAGATAAAGTTTGGTTGGAATTACTAGATCAATATAGAGATGGTTTGGAACCAGTAATTCGTTATGTATCAAGAGATGAGAAAAATCTCTTTAAACCCATTCCTTTATCAAGAATTCTTCTTGAAGGTTGGCGTATGTTTTAGCTGTACATACGGGTAAACAGTTA